TGATAACACTCTTGGAGATGCTTATAATGGTGCGGGTTTTATGACCGCAGCTTTTTAGTCGTCCTGAGCAAGACGCTCAAAAAGACCAATATCTGAGTCATCTTCCCAAGGTGCGCGAGAAGTCGCGGCCTTAGGAGCTTCAGCAGCGCGAGTCCGAGTCTCCGCGCTCGAGCGCGCGGGAGCAACCTCACGCTCATTATCCTCATCATTGTCGCGACGACGAGGTGCGCTAGTCTCATTCAGAACCTTGTCAAGACGAGCCTTCAGTTCATCATAGCTCTTGAATTGATCAGGAGCAACAAAGGCCTGAAGCTTGTGCTGAGAATTCCAAATGCTCTCCAGCTCGGAATCATCGCTTGACAGAGGCTCCGAGCGATCAAACTCAGACTTGTCATAGTTGCGATAACCTTCAACATTGCGAATCTTCAGCTTGAAATTCGCACCAGCCCAGAAATCGAAGGGGTTAACAGCCTTCTCATCTTCAAACTGAGGCGTCATCAGCTCATTGATCTTGTCGAAAATCTTCTTGCCAAACTTGAATAGCTTCACCTTACCCTCATTCTGAGGATTTGCAGGATCCTTAACAATATAGACGTTAGCGATGTAAGAAAGGCGACGCTTTTGCTTACGAGCAATCTCCTTGTCCTTATCGGTGCCGCTATTCCACAGCTTAGAATTAAGCTCGGCGACAGGGTCCTTCTGACCGAGAGTCGTCAGAGAATTTTCGATGTACCAACCACCGGGGCCCTGAAAGCCGTGCGACCAGATGCGAACCCAAGGCAGGTCCTCACCCTTTGCAGCAGGAAGAAACCGAATGACGGCATAACCATTGCCAGCCTTGTCAACCTCGGGTTGCCAAAAGCGATCATCGGATTCGCGCTGATTGCCGTTAGTAGCAAGCTTACCTAGCTCCTTAGAGAGCCGATCAAGATTGCTGGTGGTAGAACGCTTGAGTGAAGCGAAATCGTTAGACATTGTATGTTCTCCGTATGTTTTGTATATTGCGTATGTGTGTCTTGTTCACATCGATCATGACCACACAAGTACTTATATCATGTCGAAGGGCCATTGTCAAGCAATAAACACTTGACGCATGGTTTTCTTTATCGCATCATTATCTGCTTTTACAAATGGTCCATACTTTCTCATGAGTCTGGACACATCTGGCCAGATGATAGTATCTGTGATGCGAGTATCCCAGTTATCTTGAAACTTTAGCACTCGATCAGAGAGAATAAGACTCTCAATCGAGACCTTGCCACCAAGATATAGTCGAAGAATTTCTGGATGATCACCGCTTGTTGACCAAGCCTTGTTTACATCCTTGCAATTCTCAGCCACATTTTGCATATCTTGCTTGAAGCGATATGTGAGAGATTCCATATGCCGTTTCCAATCGACATATCGCTTTTCGGCCTCCACAGTAACCATCTCGCGAATAAATCTGATACCTTGAGACATATTCGCAACATAGAATGCTGTCAGATCATCTTTATATCTGCGCTCAAGGCGACGAAAATGAAATACATCATTTCGTGCCTCAAACGTAGAATTATTGATGGTCTTGACTTTACCGAAATATTTAAAATAGTCATACTTGTCCTGCGTAAAGTGCAGCCGCAAGGCAACGTATTCTTGGTATGCTTTCATACCTTCCATCCTCAGATTGGTAACCTGACCTCACTGGGCTTACGCTTTAGTAGATTAAGCCCGTTGGCCTCACTTGTAATAATTTTCTTAATTCTTGGGGTAAGGAGTCGAGGAATCATCTCGACTTCAAGTCCAGTGAAGTCACAAACATGCATAATAGCATCCAGATAGGTCATATTCTTCTCGATCACCACCCTTTCGACGGTGCAAGTAAACCTTTCTGGAGTCATAATAGGTAACTCAGGAGTCATTATTATCTACAATCTTATTTGAAAGTGATGCGACAAGACCACCAACATCCTTGCGAACAATATCAATCGATTCCATATGCTGGGGCCAGTAAATTTCAAGTGCCTGAGCATCGGCTGTACAAACAAAACAGTGCACTTCATTTGGTGGCACCGCAGTAAAGTCGCCAGCGCGAAGAACAGTTACATCGGTGAGACCATATTGCTTCTCGGTGTGAATTTCGATGACACCACTAATCACATAAAAGCCATTCCAACGATAGCGATGACCATGTAGCGAACAACGAAACCCAGCCTTTGTATTAATGCGATGCACTTCGACATTGGGTGAGGTAAACAGATCCTCAGTATTACCCCAAACCTTACCAACCTTCATATTATTCCCCTTTAAACGAAATATGTGCTTTCACGACATAATCTATCTCAAGTAGCTGCTCAAGTACAGACTTAAAATTGGCTAAGTGGAGCATATTAGGACCATCGCACGGAGCATTATCTGGGTCTTGATGCACTTCCATGAATACACCAGCAATACCGACGGCAGTTGCTGCGCGAGCAATCACAGGAACCATATCACGATTGCCACCAGATGAAATACCATTACCACCAGGCGATTGAACTGCATGAGTGCAATCCATAATAACTGGATAATTCATAGGAGTATTGCCGCGCATAATCGCAAGCGATCTCATATCAACCACAAGATCATTATAACCAAATGTAGTGCCGCGCTCAGTCATCATAACCTTTGTGCATCCAGTGGTTTCAAGCTTATGCACAATGTTTACCATCTGGCGCGGAGATAAAAACTGACCCTTTTTGACATTTACCGGCTTACCAGATGCGGCCGCCGATGCAAGTAGATCAGTCTGTCTGCAAAGAAATGCTGGAATTTGCAGGATATTCGCAGGAACGGTTTCGCAGTGCCAAGATTCGTGTACATCGGTCAAAACTTCAAGTCCTAATACTTCTTGCACAGCAGTAATACCATAAAATGCTTCATCAAAACCAGCACCACGATAAGATGTGATGCTGGTTCGATTGGCCTTATCAAATGATGTCTTATAGATGTAGTTTACATTTAGATTCTTGCAAACTTCAGACAAAGCACCCGCCAGATCAAGCGCATGTTGCTTCGATTCAAATACACAAGGACCGGCAATCACACTCAAATTCAAATCATTACGGCAATTATCATAAAAACTCATATTCTATCTCCTATAAAATAGGTGTGAACCTATGCGAATTGCATTTCTTTGCGGTGATTGATTATTGATTGCATGAAAACGAATTGCGCCGTCAGTAATGTCAGGAAGGTTTCCATTTATGACATGCAATGCGATATCATTTGCCATCTGCCATTGCGGATCATGTGGTGCAGGAACTCGATTACCGACTTTACAATAATATTCAAACTGACAAGTATTTCTTATCCTTTGACGAGTCACGCCACAGATTGTATTAGGATAATCTGGATCATTTACTCGATTCATAATTACACTAGCCACAGCTAACATACCAACAAATCTCTCACCACGAGCTTCGTAGTATATAGCGTGTGCCATACAATGCACATCAGCCTGACTTGTCGTAATTATACCCTCAAATTCTGGTGGGGTTAGATCAATACCGATATCTAATTTCGGAATACTAATTCTCGCATTTTCAGTATTGACCTGAATAGCTCTTGGTGCTGCTTCTGCCGAGTGATATGTGTTATCTACTGCAAAAACAGTTAAAGCTATACCTATGAGCGCGCCCAAGGCAACGCTTACAATCCTTTCCATCAAGATGTTTATCCTTCTGTTGTGGCCCTAGTCAAAAAGATACATTGAGTAGGGTGAGGAGCTTCTGTTGCCCGGTGCTCCTCAAACCGCGCTTACCTATTAGGCAGCGAGTGCTACGGCAAAGCCGTTGTCATTGGCACTTATCAATAGCAGTTAGGCTGCTAGCCGCCATCTCCGGTCAATCTTTACCATACCCGTCGATTCTGTTTCAGCCCCAGAGAAAACCGTGACGTACCTAGGGCAGAGGTCACGGTCATAATTTGGTGGAGCTGCGCGGCACTGCCCCGCGGTCCGTAGTATCTATTACATCGCCATCAACAATGACAATACTACTTATAAAGGGTTTGTGATAAAATGTCAACGGTTACCTTTGTGATATTCAAGTATGACATCACATAATTTCTCCACATATTTGTCACGATATCGACAAAACATTTGAGGCTTATCCTCATCATCCACGCCTATAAGAATGACAATACCTGGTATTTCTCGACCAGTTAGCTCCTCAAACATGAGAGAATAGGCCGTGGCCTGCAAAAGATAGTTATCAATATAAGCCTCTTCTTTGAGACGTTTTGATGTTTTGAAATCGATAATGCAATCTGTACCAGCCCATTTACCAATAAGATCACATCGGCCAGCAATTTTCAATTTGTCGGAATATAATGGTGCTTCCATTGCATAGACATGAGATAGATACTTATCTACCTTGCTGCGAATAGAATTGAACATCGCAATATTGCTGGGCATTTCATTCTTAATAGGATTCTCATCAACAATATATTTTTCCATCATGGTGTGAATGGAAGTGCCACGCCGAGAAGCTTGTGTGGAAACACGATTGGCCTCTTGCTCACCGACACGAGCACGCCATTCCATAATTAATTTTTTCTTTTCGGATCTAGCATCAAGAACTGTGGTGATCGAAGGATATGCTTCACCAGATGGGGTATTGTAAAGCCTACCGCGATCTGTTTGGACCGCGGTAAGCTCAGGTAGATCCACTAACTCATGAATAAATTTCACACAAGCCCTTCTTCCAACTTTGCCTCGATATATTCACGCACAAGATCAGACCTCACGATATCATCTTTCGTAAATTCCACGCGCGCAAAGCTACGCATGTGCTTTATGACAGACATGAATGTATGTAGACCTTCTCGTTCATCATTTCTCCAGAGGTCACTCTGGCGAAAGTCACCACAGAAGATAACTCTGCACCCAGTACCCATGCGAGTAATGACAGAATCCAGTTCATGAAATGTCATATTCTGACATTCATCAACTATAACAATGTTATCCTTAAATGTCAAGCCGCGAAGAAATGATGTGGTGGCAAATTGAATGGTTCCATCGCGCTTCAGGTTATCATAAATGCCTGGACGCTTGAATAATTCATTGCAGATGGCCGAATACGGCTCCTCATAAACCGCAGATTTCTCTTTTTGTGTGCCTGGAAGAAATCCCATATCACGAGTAGGCACCACAGAGCGGATAATTACGACCGGTTTTGGTGTATCACCATCTAAAACAGCGCGAAGTGCAAGGTAAAGAGACATAAAAGTCTTACCAGTACCGGCCACACCGTGCAAAATTAGATTTTTTCCGTCATCAAAGGCCTGAAATGTTCGAGCCTGACCGGATGTTAGAGGATTGATTTTTGGTAATTGCATAAAATTTTGAGCATTTTGAGTCTTATTTACTGCTTTTACTAATTTTTCGTGCCGTTGATGCTTTTTTAGTCGCTTTTTCTGTGTTCTAGTGAGAAATTCCGGCAGAAATTCGTGTTCGAAGTTAGCAGTATGCGAAAGACCCATTTGTGGCTCCCTATATTTGGGTGTCCATGATAAAAATAGGCCTACCACGTATTCATGGTAGACCCTCGATTGTGCTTCTTGATTGTCTTAAGAAGATCGCGAAAGCCTTCAGACGGCTTATTATGCTTGGAATCGACCCCAGATACAATCTTAGGGAATCCTAAGACCAGCCTCTTGTGCGGATTGTCTTTGAGAAGCTGTTCCATTTCAGCCACAGACATCATTTCTGTGACCACGACACCCGTATTGGTATCTTCTATGTTATATGTCGGCATTACTGCTCCTCTTCATAACCGTATTTAGCTATTTGGCCACCAGTGTGGCGGCTCGCGATTAGTCCATTTTGCAAATCGCACCTTTTCTTTGATATAATATTGGCGATATGCTTCGATTGGATCAGCGTGCTTACAATGATCAGGCATAGCCTGAGGAAATTCAGTCAAAGATAAACCATATTGAATCTTATGCGGTGCATGTGATAGTGCTTCAAGCAGCTTTGTTTGAACCACATGTATCTTACCATACCGGTGAGTATATTCTTCGCACAGGTTTTCAAGCAATTCAAACCCCCACATGTAATTGTCACGACAGACACGCGACCACACGGCGCATGGATGATTGATATGTGTGGCCTGATACAATACGGCATCCAGATTAGGGTCAGGATGCACCCACTTCTTAACCTTGCGAAAGCGTGCGGGCAATGACCCTTGCACGTATCGCTCCTCGATCTTCATGGTACCATCAATCACGCGATGCGCGGTAGATAGCATCTGTGCTTCTTCGAGGATCATCTTGACCACATGCTTGTCGCAATGCATCATGGCCGCAATTTCTGGGAGAGGGGAAAGAATAAATCTGTTCATAAGAATATAATATCACATATCACATATCTTGTACAGCCTCAATGACGGCTTCCTTTAAATCTTGAAGGCTACCATCATTCCAGACGACACGATCTGGTTCAATATTAAGCCAAGCACGTTCGGACAGATGTACACCAGGCACATTCTCACCCATTGTGGCAAGCTTAAACCAATCTGGAAACGGTGGACGGTGCACATGCCAAATCTGTCCACCAAGGCGGCGCACAGCAGCAATCTCATTTGGAAAACGGATATCGCTAATCACAACATGATCATTCTGTTCGACAAACTTTTCCATATATGCAACCCAGATATCATCATGAAAATTCTTTCTCATGACATCGGTGCCGATATATTGAAGTGCCCATCGAGGCGTCACGTCAAAGCCAAGTCGATTTGACCACCACTCATCCCTATGCTCTCGCCAGTCTCTGGATTCTTGCGTAGCACCTTCAATCATATCACGAGGCCAACCAAATAAGGTGGCCGTCATATCCTTAAGTGGTCGGGCCATGCTATATCGCAGCCAGCCAATACCCTCTAATGTGCCGGCCACGGTATCTTTACCTGAACCGATTAAACCACAAATACCAATCACATTCATAACATGCTTCCATAAATAAATAAATGTAAAATCGGAGGGCAATAACAAATGTCAGCGACAGGTGCTAGTGCCTTTCTAATGGGTAAAGTGCTTTCGGGTATTGGTGGTTTACTGGGCGGTCTAGCCCTATTTGCCTTTTGGAGGCCCCTCAACATGTTAGATGCTTGCATTCGATCTGGTATATCGACCGGATCAGCAATTATTTTCGCAATACCGGCACTTGAAATATTGGATTTTAGTTTAGACATGCATATGATACTTTTTGCTGGAGCAGTCATTGGATTTTTCTCATGGTCTATTTTATCCATGATTGCGCGAACATTAAAGAAATATGATCGAGAAGAAAAAGATATTATTGATGCATATCATACCATAAAAGACAAAAAATAGCAATGGCTTTGTTATGATTCAATATGAGGAATATGCATAGGCCTAAAATTAAATCTATCTGATATATGGAGATAATTCTGGTAGCACATCAAGTAGATTAGTTTTTCTAACCTTGTCTAAGGTTCTATTGAATTTAATAAATTGACTAATATCTTCGATATCAGGTTCAGTCTTAATGTGATGTATTACTTTTTTGGTTCTATCAATAGAAAATTGCATAAACCAATTATGACTTGAAATTTTTGATAATAAATTTTCAATTTTTTCTGCTGAAACTATTCTCAATTTTTGCGGAATATTTCTCAAATGTTGATGTTTGGGTAAAACAAGAGTGCTAAATGATGGTAACGGACATATATTATTATATTGACTTAAATATTCAATCAATTCATGAATTCGAAGTACATTTAAGGCCTGTACCAGACAGTTAACTTTAACTCGAATAATTTCGGTAGATGCAGAATTTAACGATGTCATTACCCGATTAATAGTATTCCAGTTGGTTGGATATCTAATGTAATTAGCCAAATCACCAATTGCTTCTAAGCTAATTGATATTGATACCTTTTTAAATTTGGACCACAAATCATAATATTGATCGAGAGGTATGGTACCATTCGTATTGTATGTCACTGTAATTTTTTCAGATACACCAAGATCAACTAATTTTTTCAAAACTAAAAATTGTGTATCAGATAAAAATGGCTCTCCACCAGCAAATTGTATTTCTTCTATAGTAGAATGATAGGCCTCAACCAATTCGACCATAGCCACATCATCTATGGATACGGGATTACTATACATCGATGTTTGATCATTACCCCAAACATCATTACCCCATATATGCTGAAGCCCATGAGTCTTTGATTCACGGCCTATAAGGTGTGAATTTTTTGGACTACACATTCTACATTTCATATTGCATTTATTGCTTAATAAAAGATTGAATACCTTAATTTTTGGTATATTGTCGGTCTCTTTAGGAAGAAGATAATTGTATAACATACGTTGAGAAAAAGAACCAGATTCTTCCTGCTCTTGACATTTAAAGCATAGCTTATGCCATTTATTTTCTAGACCAGCTTGTCGTATTTCTTGCATGGTTGATGATTTCCAAAATCTTTCAAAATCACCAATACGATCTATTTTATAAGGCTCACCTTTGTTATCAACCAGAGGTGAATTTATAGTGCAACATGGGCGTAACCGACCCATGGTATCAGTGGATACACCAGACCAAATAAATCCACAAGAAGTATTACCAAATTTAGAATTCATTTGATCTCAATTGAGAAAGTTCCTTCAATAAATTTTTCATCGCATCGGCGATAATGCGATAATTTTCTCGATCAGCATTGAATACGGTATGAGGGATAATGGACCTTATCCACTCAGGCGTAACTTTATTTATGTCCATAGGCAATCGTAATACTTTGCAAATAGACGGCGACCATTCGCCATCCTCTCTCTGTGCCTATCTATGCCTTCACGATCCACCTCAAACGTGTGATTTAGGCCTTCAACAATCGTATTACCTTTAAATTTCCAATCAACATCACCAGAATAAAATTTAGATTCCCAATCCGAATCTGCGTGTTGCTCGAAGGCCCAGATCATCTCATTCAATACCCATTCCCATCTCTTGTGATGGTTGGAATCGATATCCCACTCATATTCTTTTGGATCTGCATTTGTCGACCTGATATCCTCAGGTACATCTTCATCATCAATCAATGGTGAACCATGTTTAAACCCACGAAGATCCTTTAGCACCGGTACAATGACCAATGCTAAAGTATGATCCGCATTCCAAGTATCATATTTGTGTAGCTTGACTTTAACCTTGCGTGGCTTGTCCTTCTTGGGATATGGACCAATCTCAACCTTCATTTCCTACTCCCGATAACTGCTGTGATAATGAGAGATGTCAGTATGGCCGATCCTATTATCCAACCCAGGAATGCTATGCTTATACCATAAGCGTAGAGATACTCATACCAGGCGCAGCTACTCAGAAGAAGGCAGCTGCTGTCCATCAGCATTCTCCTTGGCGCGCACAATATATGACATCTTTCGTTCGCGAGGCTGATCCTTCAGGTAGTCGGTAATCTCGTCGAATGCTGCAATATAATCATCCTCGGTCACGGGATGCGCGCCCAATGCAATCTGACCCAACCATATCTGACCAAATTCACGTTGGTAATCGTCTGCTTCCATTAGTGCAATGGCTTCCTGAGCTGTATCGGCTTCAACAGCAAACGTGCAGCGATGCTGGGAGATAGTCTCCACAATAAAGATACGGCGGCTCATATGCGTTCCTTCCAAATATAAAAGCCAATCACAGCTGTCACCAATAGACCAACAAGTGATTGGATTATATTACCCGCCCCTACATTGACGGCCAATGCCATCAGATTTAAGGCTAGAACAATATAACTGAATACCAACATATGCATATCTGTCTCCTTTCATGGTGTTGTGTCGGTGATTCCTGCGCCACGCAGAAACTGCTCAAAGGCCTGAATCAGCGCTGTACGGGTTAACCCCTCACCCTGAACCTGATGGCGCACATTGTGCATCATGGTCACGCCATCAGCAGTCGTGTGTGATGGTACATAAGCCTCAAAGGTAAAACAAGCCGCCTTTGATGCATTCATCACGCCACCTCCCGCACAAAGCCAGTAAAGTCTTTCTTGGCAGGACCCTTAGCCTTGAGCCCGACCACGACACCGCGGCCATCGAGAAACCGCAGGTCGTCGGCGTCACCGTCGACCACGGGCATACCCATATAGGAAGCCGGAAATTTGTCATTACGAAACACCACGGCGATATTGGCACCGTTGGTCGCGGCCTTGCGCGCGCGAGAGTCATTGTCCTCAGCCAGGCTGAAGGTCAGGTGATAGTTGGCTGGCAAGTCGCGACGATTGTGCCGCTTGGTGTAGTCGTAGAACTGCACCGACGGGAACAACGACATGATATTAGCCTGACCCTCGACCGGTACACGCTCCCACGGAATATCGGAGGTGCCGTTGAGGCGCACCACTGGGATGAGGCCAAGCTTGATCGCCTTGCGGATGAAGGCGCGCACCTCAGCCACCAGCTGAGCCATGAAGGCATCGCGATCCTCAAAGTACCACCGCGTCTTGGCGATACGTGCTGCCTGGACGTTGCTGAAAGCACCCATGCCGGCCTTGTTAAGGCAAGCCTTGCGGCAGCCGTTGCTGGCCATCGGGCAGACCTCATACCCGGACTCGTCGGCCGGAGCGAGATAGAGGATAGCCGTCATATAACCGCGGCCTTGACCCTTGACGGTCTTGGCATTAGCGTCGATGTTCAACAGCTTCATGTTAACCTCCGAGTGTCATGGTGAATATGACCAGCGCAACGAGAAGCCCGGTGAAGATGTCGACGGCAAACCATCCGACCACGAAGGCTACCATTAGCGCCAGCACAAAAGGGGTTTCTGTCCACTTCATAGGAGCATTATACCACGGAAAGGGTTGTATGTACAGGGGTATTTGGTTAATTTCTGTTAAGCTTCGACCGATGTGACAAATAGATCACACCGGGGGGGGGTAAGGGTGTGATAAAATTGTCACACCGCCTCATATTCATAATTAACGGTTTGAAATTCTTCATTTTCCCGAAATATTACGGCCCCATTATTAAGATGGAACCGCTTTGCCATGGCGGTATCTGGGGAGAGGGTCAGAACCCGAGCCACGGCATATTTTTGGCGAAGATGAGGGACTAGCCGGTTGGCAAGGGCTCGCCCGGCACCAGGGCGCAAGGCCCAGATCGTATACAGACAAGCATGGTCGTAGAGTTCATTACCGTCATAGAATAGTTCGACCTCGCCCACAGGTACATAATCCAGCAGCGCCACACAGCAAACCGCTGACGGCTGATCATCTTGCCACAAGACGAATACCATGTGGTTTGGACCGAACCTATCCTCTGGAGATATACTAGGTCGAACAGGGTCTTTAAGAAGCAGCTCCTCAAGCCATGGTTCTAATGTACGATATTCTTTTAGATCCATGGTCACTCTCCGATGTCAATTGGATCACGTAACCCCTTGAATACAGGGAAACGTGGCTTATCCTTCACACCAATCGAAAAGTACTTATATGTCACGACCTTACCAAGCATATTCTCGCGGTCATTCCACAAGGCCTGACGGGTAGCTTGATCAAAGCCAGACCCGATACCGAATTCGACATCCTTGAAGTCACCATTGATACCACGGACGCAGAGAGTACCCATGGTGCCCTTAGCAACCAGATTAGCCTGATGGCTTGACCGCTTACCAAGACCCAATTCATTGACGGTCAATGGATTACTATTACGCATTTCCTCTAGCAGGCCAACAATGACCGCTTCGGCATCATTGAACCGCTTGACTTTGAGGAGGTACGCTTCCTTTGGAGTGGATCGACCTTGCTTGTATGGTGAATTTGGATCGCGGAGCATGACACCCTCATAGCCTTCATCTAGTGCTTTGGCCTCATAGTCGGCCAGCTCCTGCTCATTGAAGATGTAATAATTAGGCACAAACTTGACACGATCTGGCATAAACTCTTGCGAGAGAATTTCAAAGCGCCTCATGTAAGTACCATCACCCAACCGATCAAAAACGTGAAATGCAAAGTCAGGTTCACCATCTTCGCTGTTGACAGCGGAAGTGGTCACATTGAACACATCAGGTGCATTTGGTGCACCGACAATCAATTCACCATCAAAGCCCTCAAGGCTTTTGGCATTGGCCTCAAACCAAGCCTGGATGTAGCGGTTGCGAATAGGCTTCATGGATCGAGCCATAGCCACACCATTATGGGCTATGCATCGAATACCATCAAGCTTTGGACTGGCCAGCATCGGCCAGCGAACGCTGGCCTTGTCATATTGACAGGCCAGCATCGGGCGAAAGGTCATTAGGCAACCTTCTGTTCGGTAATTTCCTCGACCTCTAGAGCATCATCAGGGCCGAGGTGGCGCTTGCCCATAGCCACGATGGCAGGACCAGATTCCTTCAACATGTCGGCCAGCTCCTCAGCCGTACCCTTCTGGCCACGCCAGGAGGAACGCTTTGGGGTAGGCATATCATATTGGGTCGGATGACCCGGAACTGGGGTAGCACCCTTGGGAAGCTTGACCGGGGTCGGAGCATCAACCTTGGCCTTGACCTGCTTGGGCGGCTTGACCGCCTTCACGGGCTTGACGGCCTTGGTGGCACGGGCCGCAGTATTGGCGGCGGCACGCTGGGCAGCGCCGATGGTCGCGCTGATGTAGGCGGTAACCTCACGGCCGTCGCGGACTGGCTCAAGGCCAATACCATCGGTACGCGACAAACTGATGGCCGAGCGGGCGCGCCGCTCGGAGCCAGCAGCGGCCAGCAGGTCGGCCACGGTAAAGCGACCCTGGCCAGCAGCCAGCAGGTCGACGATAATCTGAACCTTGTCATTGCGCTTCATAGTCATGTCAAAAACCTCTCATGTTGTATGTTGTCGATGCGGTCATTATACCGCAGGATTAGCCAGATGTACAGAGGAAAACTCGGGGTCACCCGAATTCCCTGGCCGATGTGATATTTTTGTCACACCGGCCCTTGCGGGTATACGATCCCTTCCCGCGGCGGGCAGGCACCACCTTCGTACCCATAGCCTGGAGAAACCTCCAGGAGGGGTCACGGGGCTTCGGCATAGATTTCCGGACCAACATCATCTGTCTCCATCTTGTCCAACCACTCATTATATTCGCGGATAAGCTGCTGGGCCTCTTCGGTAGAGACCTTGCGGCCGGCCACATATTCTACCCACTCGATGTCAAGGGTAGAAAGATCACGTTCGGTATCGACCCCATATTCGGTCATGTTCTTCTCCTCTTATCTGCCACCATACTAGACGGCTTTATGGTAGATGTACAGAGGTATTTGATTAATTTTTGTTAACCTTCAAGGGGTGTGACAATTATATCACACCGGCTGTTCGTAACGCATCCTTAATTATTTTGGTATGTGAATCGGATACAATAAATGATATCTCATTCCTAACCCAGGTTATTTGGGTGGGTCTATATCGATACTGTCTTTGCATATAAGATGCAGTTATTATCTCGCGCGCGCGCGCGATGGTTTCCAAATAAGCTTTAGCATATGGGCGATGGGTGTCATCCACTATGACCAATGGAGCATTATCGCATATCTCGGCAAGGCGACCCATTGCATGGATATGTCCACGTGATTCATCGCCAACTGGACCATCAATCATGACTAGATCATAATTCCGATCCTCAACTTCAGAATTGAATATCGAAATATCATACCAACCGTTTTTAACGGGAACATGACGAATATAATTCGTGGGAAGACACATGCATGTTAGATCATCTGTAATCTTATGATGCCATTCCCAATTTTCTTCGATGGATACAAAGTTAGTGCTAGTTGAACATGCATAGTCCGCGAAGAATGTGGTACTACGTCCTGCACCAATCTCAAGTATCGATTCTGGCTCCATGCGGTTCAATATAAGCGATAGGCCAGCCCAAAATTTAAGGTCTTTGGTACCCCACAATTTGCCTCTATAATGAGGGTCTTCCGGATCTATCATGAGGATAGCATATCCAGCAATTGACCCTGCTTATTAACTGCGCGCACGCGCGCGCGAGGCCATGACTTCTTCGCAGCCAACATATGATTGTAAATCATTTGCTGTGTTGGATTGCTGACAAAGGTCATATCTCTCCAATCACCAAGCGGAATACCGCCGTCGGAAAGATATTGAACTTGAATTCGAATAGTATCATGCATACTGATTACCTGTTTCCTTTCAAAGGCCATTATACAGGCAAATGGCTATTCTGTACAGGGATAAACTTGGCTACTTTGGTACTAATTAGCCATTTGTTAGTATCCAAATGTCGTATACATAAATGCGCGATATATCGCATTAGGAGGAACCATGTTTGCAAAAATTCTAGTATGGCTTGGATTGAAGAGGGTCGAGGCCGAGAAGAAACTTGATGAGGTTAAGGCTGAAATCAAAGAAGTAGTCGAGAAGGTAGAGGCTAAGGTTGAAGCTGTTCAAGCCGAAGCTGTAAAGGTTGTCGAGAAGGTCGAGGCTGAGGTCAAGGAAGTGAAGGAAAAGGTTGCTCGCAAGCCACGTACACCAAAGCCAGTAGCACCAGCGCCTGCACCTAAGACTAAGGGCCGCAAGCCAAAAACTAAGGCTTAATACTATGCATATGATAATGGTGTTTCTTGGTCTGGCCAGAGAATATTTTGGAGAGGCTAAGACTAGCTGGTATAACTAATGACTATAGCATGGACAGCAAATTATAGCTATCCAGATATTCCATTAGAAGAAAATTTTGATCATGCTGAAATAGGCTCATCAATTCGCCAAAAGGGATTTACTCATTTGGCGGTTGATCTTTTTAAGCTAAAATTTGCACCAAATCTATCATACAAAGATATGCAGGTAGAAATGCCCAATATGGTATTTTTGCGAGCAATGATTATTCGTAATGACATATATCAAAATCTAAAATCATTAGAAACTTATGGTACAGTTTTTCTCAATGATATCGATGCTCATTATCAAGCGTCAAATAAAATTGCATTATTTAAAAAACTTGAAAGCGATGGTATACCCATACCAAAAACACTATATCTCAAATTACCATTTGATGATAATATACTTGATGCCATAGAATGGCCATGCGTTGCAAAGTGGATGCACGGTTATGGTAAGATAGGTGTTGAAATATGCGAGACTCCATTTGATCTATATCGTATAATCAAAAACAAAAATGAGATAGCAAAAATTCACAAATTATCTGAGACTCTATTTGATACCATCATAATACAAAAATTAGTTACTAATCAAACTGTTATTCAAGTTCACAGTATTGGTGATATACATCATGCCGTAGTTCAGTTTCATCCATATGATCGATCATTTAAAAGTAATCTGCGAAAGGATGTGATAACTTTACCTTATAAGATCAATTTTGAAATTCAAAATTTAGCATCTGGTGTATTAAAAAGCTTGAAGCTTAATTCCGCAAGAATGGATATAATGATAGATGAGGGTACATATAAGGTATGCGAAGTCAATCCTCAAGCATCCCATAGTTGGGCCACAATGACACATCTAAAAAATATATCAGATATATTAGTTGATCATCTATATCAAAAGATGGTCTATGCCCACCAACGAAAACCATCATCCATTTGATTATTGACTAGTAATTCATACAAATCAGTCTGAGTAGATTTAATATCGGATAAAATTATTTTAGCCTTGTTTATCCATTTAGTCTTTTCATTTTCTGACATTGTGTCCCATAGATCATGAAGCTTGCGCCACTCTGTCGCTTGCTTATAAGCCCAACCTTGCCAACCAAACATAATGTTCGCATCAGAAAAATAAAGCGACCTGGCTATGGTTATTATTAACTGATTATTCATGATGGTATATATTTTGATGATAACATTGATTCATAATCCTGGTCCTGAAATGTATGAAATGGAGTCTATCGCAAATAATCTGCGACAGGCCAATATGCATGTAGAAATTTTAACACCAGATAAAATTAAATCCGCTGATATTGCAATTCTCAGAAATTGCAAAGGCAGCGACTATCCAAAACTAAAACAGATGGAATTAAGTGGCACCAGATTCATAAACAAATTAGATGCACATTATATTGTTTCTGACAAATGGAAAAAATATAAAGAATTAATGAGAATGGGTTATCGAGTACCTAAGACACTATTAATACCAATTCCATTTGAAAATTGGTATGCGGAAAAAATTGGAGATGAAATAGGGTTTCCTTGTGTGATAAAGAGACGATATGGCGCACATGGTATTGGTGTGGAATTGTGTCATGATGAAAATGAATTGTATATAATTGCACGAAGATTTTCTAAAGAATTTGGTGATATCACAATGATCGCACAAAAATACATAAATTATTCTGGTGATTATATGGCATTGGGTTGGGTCAATGGTATAGTACGCGCGCATGTCGCAAAGGCGCCAGATGGAGATAATTCCTTTTTAGCATACAAAAAACCAGAGCATCTATCATCAAGAAAACCATATCCAATAACTGATGAGCTAAGAAAAACTGTGGAACCAGCCGTTACGCATTTTGGTTTAGAATTGGCAAGACTTGATATATTATTTGATCATGATGGTTATATCATATGTGAGATAAATTCACCCGGCGGTTTTCAAGGATTTGAAAAAGTTCACGAAATAAACATGGGTAAAATTATTACGGATTATATTATAGGAAGTATAAGATGATTAGCGTGTGGATATTAGGTAATTATTTTTCTAATTGGAAAGATTTAAGAACACACTATCAATATTCAACACTATCTACAGAATTTGAAAAGCGTGGATGTATTGTAAGGGTTATTGATACTCCAAGTCTAATCATACGTAATGATAGCAATTACCTTGAATATGAGGGCGAGCTACTTGAGGCACCAGATATAGCATTGATAAAAACTTTCTTGACAGGTGATTATTGGAAACATAAAATGAAAAAGCTACAATCAATGGGAACATTCATATTAAATAATCCTGATAATATAATTGAATATACTGATAAGATAAAGATGTATCATAAATTAAAGACTGCTAATATACCAATTCCCAAAACAATTGGTGTTGACATTAAAATGCCAATTGATAATATGATTAAAACTGCTGAAGAAAATATAGGTTGGCCTTGTATTATCAAACCAAATTATGGTTGGAGTGCCGGCGGACTTTTTACATGTATGAATCCAAATGATCTTAGATATGCAATTGAGAATATGCAATTATCTTTAGATATGATTATGGGTAAGGTGCGGCCAAAACCTACATCATTTGTGATACAAGAATTAATAAATGCAAAATACATGTTAGTTTTTACAAGTGCGGGTAGAGATAAATTTTATACAACAATGGTCTATGGAAAGAGTTCACATTTACAAAAAACTACTTACAGAAATAGCCCTCTACTAAATATATTTGAAAAATATGGCATGACAATTCAACAAAAGCCTTCAAATGAGTCATCAAATATTTTTGTATCTTCATTGGATGCATTAGGTTTAGATTTTGTCCGCGCCGAAATATTTGTCACTAATGATGGATATAAGGTATGCGAATTGAATGGTAGTGGTGCATTTGGAATACCATCAATTGCATGTAGAGAGAATATTGCGAAAGATATAGTGGATCATATTATGCAGAAATATCGGTCTTCCACCACATCGGCTTAGAATTTACACAAATTGTATTTTTCATGATGGATTCATATACCTCAGGAAAATGTAATTTCAATTCATTCATATACTGCTTTGCTTTATCTAACCAAATTTGACGTTCGTCATCTGATAGATTGCACCAATTTTCGTCTACAGCAAATGCTTCATTTATATGCTGAAGATAAAGCCAATTTTCAATTCTTCTTGATGGTTCGGAAAAAATATAAAGAGACCGAGCAACCTCTAATAATATAGTCATCACTTATCTTTCAATGATTCTCTAACACTATATGTTTTGCTATCAATTTTATAACGCATATTATCTAAATTTGGATTATCGCCCCATAAAACTCTATAATTTGGAAACATGAAAAAATGACCAGTATTGACTTCAAACATATGTCCAGTTTTTACAAATGACAAAACATTTCTGTGATCTGGATATGCTTTACCATCTGGATATGCACATTCAACTGTGAACAAATATTTACCTTCTCTTGAAACTCCATCTTCACATAGCAGAGTTGTTTTCATATTTTTAAATGCTGGTCTAATTCTTACATTACCAAATTGTGAATGGCAGTCCCACATCACATGATGATGTAATGGTAATTTTTCAGCATCTGTTTTCCAGCATAAAGCAATTATTGGCAATCTTGTCCAAAAGACACCATTGTCCATTAGCACATCAAATGTCGGAGCAATACCAATTCTAAAACAAACTGCGACGGCCCGACCAGATACATATTCACCATGACCATATTTGTGATCATAAAGATATTCTTTTCTCACCAGACATTGAAATTCTGGAGCATCAACACTCAAATAAGACATGTCCATAAATATCAAACTCCAAAACTATTCGAGGTTATATATGTTTGATGTTTGGTTATTAACTAGAAGTTATACGGCAAAATATGAAGAATTGATGAGAGCAGAAGAATTGGCAATCAATATTGATACTCATATTTCCATTTGGACGCCTATGAATATTCGTAGTGGATTTAATAAGCTTGGAATATACGCTGGGGTATACAGAATAACGGATCTTCCCAATCTACCTCTACCAAAATTGGTGATAGATACTTGTCCAGCGTGGCTTGATGTTGAAGCTAAAACTCTTTTAGATATTGAAGCCAATGGTACTATTGTAATTAATAATGCCACCTCTCATATAAAATATCATGATAAATGGAATCAAGCTGAAATGCTTATGAGAGAAGGTATTAATTTTTCTAAAACAGTGAAAATAGATTTACCACTTAAACGAGAAAAAATTGAATTCTTAAAATCTCAATTGGAAGATTTGAGAATAGAGATAGGCTATCCTCTAGTCATAAAAGCTAGAAGCACAGGTGATGCTCAAGCAGTTTTTAAATGTATGAATGAGGAGGATGCGTTTAATGCCTGCATGATACTTTATGATATGAAAAGTGATTATGGATATGTTAGAGTACCTGTTGGTACTCAATGGCCGGCATCAGTAATCGCGCAAAAATATGTAGACCATAAAATATCTGGGATGGGTATTCTAAGAGTTCATGTTGTTGGTTTTAAAGCTATGGCGGCTCAACAAAGAACCCCAATCAATGAGACAGATTTTTTTGTATCAAATCGTCTAGAAAATTCTTATAGAAGAAAATTTATTATACCGCATGATTTAGCAAAACTTTGCGAATTAGCATGTCAAAAATTAAATCTAGCAATGGCCACATTAGATGTTATGCATGATGGAGAAAAATATATTATAATTGAATTAAATACAAATGGTGGATTTAAGCAATTATCTATTTCAAATCCCCACTTGGATCTTGGATTTGAAATAGCAAAATATGCCTCAGGATATATTAAATGAAAAGAGTTTGGCTTCTCACTTCTCCTTCACCGAAAAGTCATTGGTATGAAACTTGGCGATTTATGGATGAATTAAACAAAAGGGGTTTTGAAGCGTTACATGTCAATCCGTATATGTGCACAGTTGTAAGTGATGATGTGTATATTAACAATGAAAAGATTATACCACCAGACCTTATTATAATGAGACATGCTGTATGGAATCCACTTGGTCTGAAAAAAATTGGAATTTTAAGAAAGCACGGAAGTATATTTGTAACTGATATTGAACCTCATGTTGAAGCTCTTGATAAAATCAATGCACACAAAAAATATGAGCAAGCTGGAATACCAACAGCAAAAACTATATTTGTTGACCTTTCATCAGAAAATGCTGTTGATGAAATACAAAATAATATTGGATATCCGTGCGTAATTAAATGGAGATTTTCAGCAGGATCAGAAAGAGTCACCCTTTGCAAGGATGAATTCGAATTATATACTGTTGCTGGTAATTTACTAAAGCATTTACCTAGCAAAGATTTTCACAACAGACTTACTACAGATCCATTTAATAAGAAACACAATACCACAGTGGTAGTACAGGAATATCTTGATCTGAATTATATGATCACAGCCCATGCTGTACGTGGCCGCAATATTCAAGCAACCATGCAGGCTATACCCCCATCATTTACGGGCTATGAAAAATTTAAAGCAAATTTTGCAAATGCTGAAGGAAGAGTTCAGCTACCAATAACAGCATCTAGTGAAATGCAAAATTTAATTAATAGATCATTAGATGCGTTAAATATTGAATGGGGTCGAGTTGACATTTTTCCAACTAAAGACGGATTGAAATTGTGTGAGATAAATCCGTCGGCCAATTTTCCAATGACTGAAGCTTGTTCATTTCGCAATCTTGCTGGTCATATGATTGACCATGCAGTGGACATATATCAATCACTAAAAAGATGATTTCGATCACCTAAATCAGGAATACTATATGTCATATAAAACTCATATGCATCTGGCATTTTTTCTTTAAGATCATCTAACCAAACCAAAGCTTTATCATACCATATTTGTTTTTGTTCTTCAGATAAAGCTTCCCATTCCCTTTGCTTCGTTGGCCAGTCATATCCAGTATGAATATGTTCCAATGGAGTTATATACATGCAACGAGCTATGGTTCTAATCATTTCAATATCATATTTCATAGTGTATCCAAATTCTCTTCCGTCACCAAACCATGTCTGAAATTAGAAATTAAAAATGAATAAGTTAGCGGCGATTTTTCTTCTAATGCTGAAAGCCAAACTTTAGCGGAATTTATCCATTCCGATTTTTCACTTTCGGTCATATCATACCAAGCTAGATATTCATTTCTCCAATTTGAGCCAGGTACAAATACATATTTGGTCATTGTAAAATCATCAGCGAGGTCATGCGGCTAGATAAACATTTTAGCATGCTCTTTTACCATTAGCAACATATTGTAAGTACCACTGCGCCTATTCATGCTGAGCAAGTTACCCAAATCAAGTTCTACTATAAGATTTTTATCATTGGCTAATATTTCTTCGGCAGAGTTACCTGAATAAATGTCGCTTACCAAAGTAGCGGTGCCTTTGACTATCATAGCGTCGCTATCGCTATAGAACCAAACTTTTCCTTTTGCTAATTGAGGAACTAACCATACCTGACTCATACAACCTTTGACCTTGAAGTTTTCAAGTCTAAATTCCTCAGGAAAAGGCTGCGACTTCTTAGCCAAACTAATCAAGAATCTATAACGGTCGTCGGTGTCGCCAAATGTGCTTAGGATATCTTTGTATTCTTCAATCTTTTGATTTATTGTGT